TTTAGTGGAGAGGTATCTGTTTAAAGATGTAGACCGCGCCGCTGCCCATATGAAAGCAGAAGCAAGAAGGAAAAAAGAAGAACTACAAAAATTTACTGAAATTGCTCCCGAAGGAAAAATAATTAAAGCTACTCAAGCTGACCGCACAAGCCCTGCGTTGGGTGGCGGCCCTTCTTTTTCTATAATGGGAATAGATCTCCCAGATTTTAAAACGGAAAGAATACCGACATGGGCTGTCATGGATAAAGGGGCAGCTAGTCGTATATTGGGACAAACGTCTGATGATGTCGTGTGGACAACTGCACTGGGAAGCCCTGAACAGTTGTTTAGTAATAAAAAAGTTTTTGGAAAAATAAAAAATTCTTTTTTTAAAAACATTGATAACTTAAATTCGGAGCTCGAAGGCAAGCTTAATAAAAATATTAAAAACTTGGCAGAAATTGATAAAGCCTTTAGAGACGCTGATGACAAACCCTTCAAAATTACGGACAAAGCCCTGTGGAACAAAGCTAATAAGGGGTCTTTTCCTATGCGCCGCGTTATCGCAGACCTTGTAACTAAAGGAGATTCAAAAGAATATAAAAATAAGGGTTTTACGCCGATAACAATGGGCGGCAAAAGAAAATTGCAAAAAGTGGTAGACTGGAATGAAATTGTAGAAACTTATACTGACTCTGATCTTTACACCCCTCCTTTAACCCCTAAACAAAAAGATATTTATAAAAAAACAGGAAGGCTAGAAGGAATAAAGGTTCGTCCTACTTACGCTGCAGGAAACAGACTCTTTACAGTAGATAATACGCCCCCTTTATATAGACCTGATATTCATCCAGCCTTTCCTACTATTTTAACGGGGCGCAGCTTGGCAGGTAAGTTTGAGCCTGTACCTCATCAGCATATGTTTAGGGACTGGCACAGTAGATTGCCACCAGAAAAACAAATAGATGCAAGTAAATGGGGGATGAACGTAACACGAGGTATACCAGGCGAAGGGCTTCCTTCCCAGTTTATTGACGATAAATTTTTAAGGTTTCTTCAAGATAAAGGTTATAAGGAAGGCGGCCAACCTAAAAAGAAAAAAACCCTACAAGATTTAATTCAAATATACGGTAGTGTTTATTCTGTTCCTCAAGAAAAACTAAAACAAGAATTTTTAAATAAGATGTATGAAGCTAGAAAAAGGAAAGAGCCTGTTAGGTTTGTTCGCGGGCGTGATACTGAAACCAAACAAGTTCTAAGCCCTTTTAGCTGGGGCGTTAAGGGTTTCCTTCCTAAAAATTTACATGCCGCAGTAAAAGGGCACGACAGAACATTAGATGAAATAAGGGGCGGTTATACTGATGATAAAAATGAACTTGAGCTTGCGTATAATCTACTTACTAACTCTCCGCGTGTAAAATACAAACGTAATTTAAACAAGAATACCTCTATGGGAGTTGAATATAGCCCTAACTTCGTAGGGGCACGATTTAATAAGAGATTTTAGCAAGGAAGGCGATAAAACGATGGATAACAGACGTAGAAGAGGCGTTCCTAAAAACCTATTTGATCTTCATGCACGTTATTATTTTATGGGTGGAGAAGGCACAGAAGGCTCTACTGATGGTCAAGACGATGCAGATCATGGCGCAGCTGTAGCTGAAGCAGAAGCTGACGCTGCTATTGGTGAGGCAAATGCAGCAGATGCAGCAGCTGAAGCTGCTTTAGCTGATGTAATAGCAAACATAGATCCAATGGGGTATCAACCGAATTTACAAGCTGTTTACGATAACCCAGTATCTCCTGGGTTAGAATCACATCTTGACGATCCTAAAGGTCATTATACTTATAAGGGTTCATATAACACACCTTTCGGTATTGTTCACAATTCCTATATGAACGCAAAAGGTTTTGATGCTATGGATAAAGAAGATGAACAGTCAGGGCTAACCAGTATTGGCGGTGACACACCTCAAGATTATTTATTAGGAGAAGAAACTGAAACTGAAGAAGTGATAGACGATGGAAGTTCTTCTTTGCTGGGAGGGCGTAGTCGGCGTACTTTTCTTCCTTCGGGCTTCTGGTCAACACGGCCAAATAGTGGATTGGACGCTAAACGCATGAGCCAAGAGGATCAGCTTCTTTATGCAGCGTCACCTGATGAACGCTATCAATATCTTCTTTCACGCTCATCTGAAGGAATAATGCCGCCAAAAGGGTATAACACTCCTTCAGGCCAATACATTGATTTAACTCTAGTCTACCCTGATGTATACGCTCCAAAAATGGCTGAAGGCGGGATGATAGAAGAAAGCAGTATGGTAGAGTATGACCCTGTTCAAATTGAAGAGCGTGCTAACATGATATTGGAAGAAGCTTATGACTGATATTTCTATGGAAGAAGAAGATATTATTGAAAAGGGAGAAACCGTCGAAGTTTCAGAAGAAGAATTAGATGTAGAAAACACGAAAGACGGTGGAGCTGTTATTCGCCTTGGCCCTCGTCTAAAAAATGAAAAAGAACAACGAGATCACTTTGCCAATATCCTCGATGATGTTGACGAGTCTATGCTCAAAGAAGCTGTTAATGACTTAATGGAAAAAATTGAACGCGATAAAGAAGCGCGTCAAAAACGAGATAAACAATACGAAGAAGGATTACGTAGGACAGGATTAGGTGATGATGCGCCTGGTGGAGCACAGTTTAGTGGCGCAAATAAAGTTGTTCATCCTATGCTTGTTGAAGCGTGCGTAGACTTTAGTGCAAGATTTATTAAAGAAGTATTTCCCCCTAATGGCCCTGTTAAAAGTAAAATATTGGGAGAGTCTGATACAGAAACTGTTGAAAAAGCGCGGCGCAAGACGGACTTCTTAAATTGGCAAACTACAGAACAAATGATTGAGTTCCGTTCTGAACTGGAACAGTTAAGTACCCAGCTACCATTAGGCGGTGGTCAATACATGAAATTTATGTGGAACGCGCAGTATAACCGTCCTACTTCAGAGTTTGTTCCTATTGATGATGTTTATTTGCCATTTTCTGCTACTAATTTTTATACAGCAGAACGTAAAACACATGTGCAGTACATTACCAAAATGGAATACCACAAGCGTATCGATGTGGGAATGTATAGTGATGTAGATCTGCCTTCACCTAATGAGCCAGAATTTAGTGACGCTGCCAAAGCCAATGAAAAAATAGAAGGCAAACAAAACACAAGTTACAATGAAGATGGTTTAAGAACTATTTTTGAAGTTTACACTTCGCTTGACTTTGGCGATGGAATGTTTCCTTACATTTTAAGCGTTGATAAAACAACCGAAAGACCCCTTTCTCTTTATCGAAACTGGGAGCCCAACGATGAACGCCACAATGAACTAATGTGGATGGTTGAGTTTCCGTTTGTTCCTTGGCGCGGTGCTTACCCTATTGGCCTAACGCATATGATTGGTGGCTTGAGTGGGGCAGCAACTGGTGCATTACGTGCGTTGTTAGATTCAGCTTATATTCAAAATGTTCCTACTTTATTAAAGCTTAAGGGAGGGCCAAACGGACAGACCATCAATGTTCAGCCTACTGAAATAGTAGAAATGGAAGGTGGGGCATTAATTGATGACGTAAGAAAACTTGCTATGCCATTACCGTTTGCTGGCCCAAGCCCTACTCTATTTCAGTTGCTAGGCTTTCTCGTAAATGCTGGAAAGGGTGTAGTTCAGACCAGCTTTGAAAAATTTAATGAGCAGAACCCTAATGCCCCTGTTGGCACAACTATGGCTATTATTGAACAGGGGATGGTGGTCTTTAGTTCTATTCATTCACGCTTGCATGGGTCAATGGCGCGGTGTCTCGATATACTACATCGTATAAATAGCGCATATTATACGCAAGAAGATTTAGACGGGTTAGAAGCAGGGCTTACAATTTCGGTAGAAGATTTTGATGGGCCTTCTGATGTTGTTCCCATAAGCAACCCTGCAATCTTTAGTGAAGCCCAAAGATTTGCTCAAGTACAAGCTATTATGCAACGAGCTGCAGCTTTGCCGCAAATGTATGATCAACGCTCGGTTGAAGAAATGTTTTTGCGAACGCTTAAAATTCCTTCTGACGAAGTTCTCAAGATTCAACCAGGGTCAGAAGATAGAGATCCAGTCAGTGAAAATGTAGCGTCTGCAATGCGCCAGCCTATTTATGTATTGCCGCAGCAAGACCATTTGGCACACATGCAAGTACACTTACCATTTTTAAAGTCTCCGTTATTTGGCAGCAATCCTGTTGTAGTAGCTGAGTTTTTATATCCTATGGCGTTGCACCTGCGTGATCATCTTTTAAATTATTATTTAATTGAATCCCATAACGCTATTAGTATGGCACAAAGCCGTGAACTTATCCCTGAAGAAGCCGAACAAGAAGTGGCTATTATTCTTGAAGTGCAAAAATTTATAGAAAATCAGTTAGGTGGATTTGGACAAGAATTGTCGCAAATATACGAAGCTGCACAGCAATACAAACCACAGCCTCCAATGCCTAATGACGAACGCATGAAAATCGCTGAATTAGGAGCTCAAATTAAGCAAGATCAATTAGCTCAGAAAACACAAATGGATCAAGCAAAACTGCAAATGGATTCAGCGCGTATGCAGCTTGATCAAATGAAAGTTACCCATCAAACACAAATGGATCAGTTGAAAATGCAACAAGCAGCTGAGATCCAAGCCGCTAAGATACGTGAAAAAGAAATAGATCGCCAAGAAGATGCACAGCTTCAAGGATTGCGTGAAATGGGCGAAACAGAACGGCAAAATATACGCGAAGCTAACGAAAATGAACGACAAAGACAGCGTGAAGCTAATGAAAATGAGCGTAAATTAGCTGACTTAGCTACTCGTGAACGCATCAATACTAGTGATAACGAAACAGCTAAATTGTTAGCAGCTGCAGAAATAGCTACCGATAATAAGGTTGCTGTAAGCACAGGAACAGGTATTAACCCTGATCCTTCACCTAAATACTAAAGGAGATCCTTATGCCCACAGTAAAAGGCAAAAAATACCCTTACACTAAAACAGGCATAGCCGCAGCTAAAAAGGCTGCAGGTTATGGAAAGGGCGGGTCAGTAAATTATGATTCTCCTGATGTACCACAAAGAAAACGCATGGCTGCTGGCTATAAAGTTACAGGACAGTAGTATATGGCGCGTGAATCTCAGTTTCT